TAGGAAGTTCAAGTTTTGATACTGGCGGCCGTAAGTGGTACCAACCCCTAACAATTCCAGTAATTAAAGCGATTGTCTATCAGGGCGTATCTATGCAGAATGACCGTGGTTTTTACAATACTGACATCCTTCGTATCACTATGAATATGGATGTAATTGAGCAAGGCACTAATCTATATGGTATGGATGCCGACACGATGCCACATTTCAAAGAGATCCTTACAAACCCCGACCATTTCCTTAGAGATCGAATTGTCTTTAGAAATGAAGTTTTTAGCCCAGACCGCATTCAGGGGATGGGGCTTGTAAACAACCGATATACCATGCTTTCCATAGACTGTGTTCAGGTCAACTCTGAAGAAATGGTCAATGACAGCCAGTTCCAGTACTTTGCTAACTTCAACTCCAATGATGAGGCGGCACATTAAATGGCTAAAATCAAGGTTACGGGCAAAACCCACGTGGTAAAAAAGAATAAAAAAGGCGAGATCATAGTTGACCATGCCGGTAAAAACGACCCTAAATGGGATAAGATTAACCTCACTAAGGTAGCTGGGGCCAAGACTATTAAGTCTGGGGTAAAGGCAACTAAGGCCTACCACAAGACCCACCCGCATAAGAAGACAGGATCAAAATGACAGAAGAAATTATTTCAACAGAGGGTGAAACTGTATCTGATGACGCAGTTGTTCACTTTGATATTACTCCTGGGGTAGATTACCCGCTAGAAAACCCAAAGCTTGAAGACATCGTAGCTTCCGAAGAATCTGAAGAGGCCCTAGAAAAGGATGAAGAATAATGTGCGCTACATGTGGTTGCGGCAAGAAGCCCGCTAAGAAAGCGGCTAAGAAAGCCCCTGCTAAAAAGATGACAGGCAAGCAAGGTAAACTTGATATGAACAAAAACGGCAAGCTAGATGGTGCTGATTTTGCAATGCTTCGTGGAAAGAAAAAGAAGAAGTAATGGCTCAAGAAAAGGTAGTTGGTCCGCAAATTAAAAGAAAAAGCGGAACCGGAGCTCCTTCTGAAACTAGGAATTACGTTACACCACCTGCTGCTCGCAAGACTGGTAAAGGTGCCCCTACTCCCCCAGTATCAAAACAATTTAGACGATTTGGAGAACCTAAGTAATGTGTAAATCATGCGGATGTGGCTGCTCTAAGCCAAACTGTAAAGGTGCTTGTAAGAAAGCCGATAAGAAGCAAGATGCCAAGGTAATGAAGGGCATGTCTCCTAAAGAGAAGGCTTCTTTTGAAAAAGCCGACAAGAAGATGGACAAAAAGAAGCCGTCTCCTAAAGAAGACGCCAAGATGGACAAAGCATTAGCTAAAAAGATCAAAAAGAAGGCCAAGAAGAAGTAACGACTTAGCCCCCGAAAGGGGGCTTTTTCGTTTACCCTTATACCTGACGCCGGAGAAATCTGGAACCCTGCTGCTTTACCTTGCGCCTTCCTATGGAGGAATTATGATCTTTTTAGTCAACCGGTTAAATCGGGCTGAGTCCGAAGCCGACCGTGAAGAGTTTGTTCGAGGAATTGCTAATCTAAATAAAGATGGCAATCGTAAAGTCGCAGTGGGATTTGTCGCTGGATATTTACTCTCGAAAGCTTTTCGCAAAAATGGCTAGAATCCATCGCAAAGCAGCTTCTAGACTTCACTCTGAGATTGTAACCAGAGCTAAACAACATACTACAGATATGCGTTATGATGCGCATTCTTCTGGTTGGCCTGCCCACCTAGTTGCTGCCCTACATGTTCGGGTTACTGCTGAAGGCCATTACCGAGTTCAATACCCAAAAAATTTAGAACATGAAATCCTTACTTTAGAGTATGGTACTGAAGATACTCCCCCATCACCTGTAATGCGAAACTACTTTACTAAGGTGGGTAGCTAATGCCATTTATTTTAAATGAAGAGGCCGCACTTAAAACCTTGCTTTCTGGCATGACAGTGGCAGATGCGGGAACCCAATCACGGCCTGTAGGAGTATTCTATGGTCAGCCTGATAAGGAAATTCGTCAACAAAACTATCCCTATATAACCATTGACTTGATTAATATATCTGAAGCTACAGAACGGGTTCAATCAGGAACAGTAGTAGTTCCTTATGAGCCTGAAGGTTACGACGGAGTATCTAGCTTACGTACTCCATACCCAATGCCAATAAACTTGGACTACCAGGTCACAACTTTTTCTCGTCAACCTCGCCATGATCGACAGATTTTGGCTCAGCTCTTCAGTATCGGAAGACTGCCAGTTAGATTTGGTTCCCTACCAATCCCCCAAGATAACACCAATCGAAGGCTAGAAACATTAGGGTTTTCCAAAAGAGACACAACTGAAGCGGACAAGCGTCTTTTCATGAATGTCTATTCAATTAGAGTAAGTTCTGAGATATTTAGAACTGAATTTAATACAAAGGACTACATTGTCCAAACAAGAAATATTGGTTTAAAGACCGATACAGGATCTGCGCCCGTAGATCCAAACACCGACCTATATCATCTGTTACAAACGCAACAAGCACAACTCATCTAAAACTCGGCCCCACAAGAAAACAACCTAACTAATTAAGGAGAAAACCTAATGGCTACATACAGTAGACCAGGCGTCTTTATCCAGGAAGTGGAACTTCCGCAGACGATTGACCTCTCTGACAATACCAATGCTATTGGTGCATTTGTCGGTGCTTTGGCTAAGGGTCCTACAAATGTTCCAGTTCTTGTCTCTTCTTGGCAGCAATTTGTCAAGATTTATGGAGGACTTCAAGACGCATACCCAACAACATGGGCAGCCTATAACTTCTTTGCTAATGGCGGCCACGACCTCTACATTCAACGCGTAGTTGGTTCAGGAGCAGCAGCAGCCTCAGTAATGCTTACTGATGCGTCCGCTTCCCACATCAACACTATTCTTGTACAAGCTGCAAGCAAAGGCTCTTGGGGTAACTCTCTTGCGGTCTCTGTAAACGCAGCAGGTGCTTCAAATAGATTTGGTCTTTCAGTTTATGGTTCACCAACCATTGCTGGTAATGCAACATCAAATCTACTTGAGACATATACAGATCTAAGCATGGACAAGACAGACCCACGTTATTTCTTATCTACAATTAACGCGCAGTCTTCATTTATTGGAGTATTTGATCAGAACTCAGCTTCTGCAGCCCCAACAAACATGCCTGTAATTGGCGCGACTCTCTATGCTCTAGGCTCAACAGCTGCAGGTGCAGACGGTTCAACACCAACACGTACTAATTACAACACAGCTTTGACAAGCTTTGACCCAGTTCAGAATCCTCTTGTAATGTACAACGCTGATGCGCCGTACATTTACAACACATCTACAGGTAGCGGAACAGATCGTACTAACTCTATTGGAGTTCTTAACGACCTAGTTACCTACTGCCAAGCACGTGGAGATGGTTTTGCTGTTTTAGATACTCCTCAAGGACTTACAGCAGCAGAAGCTCAAACATACGCAAATGACGTAGACACTGCCTTTGCAGCATCTTCTGATGGCGGAGTTTGTGCAATCTACTACCCATGGCTTCTAGTTCCAGATACACTAAAGGCTACACCTGGTGTAACTCGTCTACAGGCTCCAGGAGCTTCAGTAGTTGGGCAATACCTGGCTACAGATGCTGCTCGCGGTGTATTCAAGACCCCAGCTGGATTAACAAACCGAGTGAATTTAGCAGTAGCTACAGATCACCAGTTTACAAATGCTGAACTTGATTCTTTAAACACTTCTTCAAACCCAGTTAACGTTATCCGCCAGGTTCCTGGCGCAGGTATCTGTATTATGGGTGGACGTACACTAAAGAACACAGCTGGCGGACGTTATATCAACGTACGTCGTTCTCTAACATACATTGAAAAAGAAGTAAAAGACCTAACATCTTTTGCTATCTTTGAAAACAATGATGCTAACCTATGGAATCGTATTGGCGTTGCTATTGGAACCTTCTTAGGTACCTACTGGCAGCAAGGCGGCTTACGTGGAAACAAGCCAACCGATGCCTACTACGTAAGATGCGACTCAAGTAATAACTCTATGGCTGACATTATGAGCGGTAAAGTTAATATTGAAATTGGTGTTGCTCTTGAATATCCGGCCGAATTTGTGATCATCAAGATCGGTCAACTTACTGGAAACGCTACGGCATAAGGAGATATGAATAATGCCATTATCAATTGATAACATAAAAAGAGGTTTAACTACGGATCCAATCCGTACGTTTAAGTTCTTGGTAACAATCACACCAAATACCGACGACGGTAAGTGGGATGTCTCTAAGTGGAACCAGATGGGTTTTGTATCTCTATCGGGACTAAGCGTCTCAACAGAACCTATTGCGTACCGCGAAGGTGGATATAACACTAACGTACACCAGATTCCTGGTCAGTCGTCTTTCACACCTATCACTTTGTCTCACGGACAAATGCTAGGCCAAACACAGAATCAGGCATGGATGAAGCGCCTATTCTCAATCCTAACACCAGGAGCTACAGCTGGCGTTGGAGCGGATTTCCGCTGCACAGTTGACATCGCTGTATTAAGCCATCCAAACCCAGCTGGAGCTACAGGAGCTGGACAAGCTACCTCAGCAACAGATCAGGGGCAGCACGTAGCTATGCGTTTCCGAGTGTATAATGCTTGGATTGCTAACCTTGGTTACAGCAACTTGGATGCAGGACAAAGCACACTCATGGTTGAAGAAATGACCCTCGTTCACGAAGGTTTTGACGTAATCATGGCTAAGGACTACACAACAAGCGCAGCACTCTTTACAAACTAACAATAGAAATAGGTATACAAAATGGCAACTGAAACAACGATTAGCGCGGCGGATTCGCCAGCTATGGCTAATAAACTAGTTGAAGATGCTCTTTCTGATCAGACGGTAGAGTCAACCGAGAAACCCCCGGTTGCCTCTCCTTCTGACGGTGAAGTAACTCTACCTGGTGGTCTTGACGATCCTTTTGAGGGTTTAATCAAGACCGCTAGGGTAAGAGAACTTACCGGAGCAGATGAAGAAATTATTGCAAGGATTACAGATCCTGGTAAATCTTTGCTTGCTATCTTAGAGCGCGGTGTTGAATCTATTGGCGATAAGCCAACAGACAAGGAAACGCTAGACAATCTTTTGTCTGGGGATAGAGAAATGCTTCTTTTGGCTATTCGCAAAGTAACCTTTGGGGAAGAAACTCAAGTAGGTCCGGGGCTATGCCCAAGCTGTTCAGAAGAACAGACTTTTACTATCAACCTAACTGAAGATGTTGAGATTAAAGAACTCGACGAATCAGATAGGCACTTTACTGTAAAGAGCAAAGTAGGGGATATTGAGGTATCGCTTCCAAACGGTACCGTACAGAAGGCATTGGTAAACGCCTCCAATAAAAACTCAGCTGAGCTCGACACAATCATTTTAAACGGATGTATAACATCCATAGATGGCATGCCGGTCCTAAATACTAAGGTGATTAAAGACCTTGGAATTAAGGATCGTAGAGCTATACTTAAGGCAATATCAGACCGCAACCCAGGTCCACAACTCGGCGCAATAACAAAGAACTGCAGTTCCTGTGGGTCGGAGGTCCCGCTTCCGCTCACTTTGGCGGAACTATTTCAAGAGTGAGTTAAGTTATGAATTCTTAATTGAATCGTACGAACTCCTTTCTAAAGCCTACCCAGGCTGGACACTGCAGGATATAAGATCGTTCTCTTTCCGTGAGAGAACAATGTGGATACTACGTATTAGGTAAAGGCGGTGATAACCCTTGGCAATTAACAATATGTTTTCTGCGGCAGATGATGACGTAGAAGGTATCGGAACCACGTTCGATCGTGAGTTCGAAAAAGCTTATAAGATCCTTAAGCAGATGCATGTCGAAACTAAAGGCATGAAAGAAGATGCTGAGGGTGCCGCTGGAGCCTACGCTGGAAAGCAAGTGGGTGGAGGCAAACTTGGCCTAGGTACAATGCCTATAAGGTCGATGCTTGGATCTCTAAGCACCGGTCAAAAAGTTGCGGGTGGAATGGCAATTGCCGGTTCCCTGGGTATGAGCATGGCCCCAAACACCATGTCAGCGGTCGCTCAAAGGATGTATGCGG